AACGTTGCCTCACACTGATCGCTAACGAGCGTCGCAAGCGGTCACGCCTAGAGATGGGTGACCTGTTCTACTACACGCAGCAGATGATTCGTGAACTGATTCCGGACATGCTGAATGAGGAGTCTTGGATCTTCAACAGTGTTCAGGATAACTCTGAGTTGAAGGGTCCGTCACGTCCCTCTGAGGGCAATAGCCGGATCGCTACTATCTGTGACGTGTCTCTTGCTTTCGAGTCGCTGAAGGATAACGACAAGGCTATCCTTGAGGACTTGTACGGTGACGGTGGCGTGCAGTATGGCATGGTTGCGTTGAAGCTGGGTGTTTCTGAGCGTACGGTTCGTCGCCGTGAGGAACGTGCATTGGATAAGATGGTTGAGTTCCTAGGTGGCGAACGACCGAAAGGTTAGTAGGCGACACCTATTAGGGAATCTTGGTGCCGTCTACACGGGCAATTTCAAAACCATTTCTCTTCTCCCTGAGTGCGCTCTCTCTTGAAGTCCATTGCACAAAGTGCCAAGTAACATCATGCCGGTCCGTGAACCAGTGGCTCAAACCAATCCGCCCTGATCTCGGTCCCCTTCCTCCCTTGAACTCAGCCTTTCGGTAAGACACGTACTTGATGTTATTCGGAACTTCAATCCTGGCAACATCGTCACCGATCGGTACGTAAACAAACTTCATCTCTCCTCCAAGTTGATATGTTGAATTAGTTTTTTGCTATGCGTATCAACGCTGCTATATAGACATCCCGAGCCTTTTTTATTTGGTCGCATTGGCATTGGTGACATGGGCATGAATACTCGCAAGGAGTGCACAGCGGATCGTGAGTCGCGGTAGTACCAGATGTGGTACCACTCATGACGGCTCCTCATCGTGGCACTCACACGTACACTCATATGTTGAATACAGGTGAGGGCAGGGGTCACAGTCACCAGTGATACACCAACCAGACTTAGTGGTCATATGATATCCCCACTCGCCACGAGAGAAGCCTTCCAGGCATCCCACTCAACCGGCTTAGTACCCAGCAGGTAGTTCTCTAGATCCTTAGCGGCAGCGATACGGCCAGCGAGATAGCCGTCATTCCATTCAACACTGTGCTCATTCATAATGAACCTCCTTAGATACCTTACGCTTCTTCCACTTCATTATCCAAGCTTGACGTTTCTTCGACCACTTCCACTTGCCTGTCAGCTTCTTCATCTCTTCCTCTCAATCAAGCCAATGATCTCACTACGGTACACGCGCCTCTCGTCGGCACGAACGTGAGCAATCAACTCACATACACACTCATCATTCTCTCCAGCAGCATCCGTATCCCACAAGCACAGCACGTCATGCGGGGTATCAACACACAGCTCGTCTTCCATAGCCATCAGTATTCCTCCAATAACGTCGGGTCAGCAACAGTAAGTAGCGCACCGCAGTGGGCACACATCGCGTCAAGCATGAACATGCCGGGTAGCAGTTCATCGGGGTCAAAGATGCAGCAGATCAGCAGCATGTCCGAACCACATGGGCACACTGTTGTGGGTACACCACGGTAGTCAGCACTGGCAGGCTCACTCAGTGCAGCAAACGGATGGTTCAAAACCCGTTGCGGCGCAACAACTTTTCGGTTCTTTCTAAACAGTCTCATCATGGTACCAGCCTATTGCATCGAGAGCCGGCAAGGTACCAATGCTGCCACTCAGACCAGCGTGTCGTGTGATGCAGAGTGAACACGAACGCAGCGTCCTGCACACGCTCGGGCCACTTGTTCATCGGGGTCTTACGCAACAGTGCTGCATATTTATTCGGCTCAGGATGCCATGTGCGAAGCCACGGAAGAATGTTCCAAGACATGCCCCGACCCATAGCTGGGGTCACCTGATACTTCCCACGATGCTTGCCGGTGTGGGACACGGCAGTCGGTATCCCACGAGACTCACGGTACGACACACACGACATGAAAGCTTTCGTCTGTGAATCAACATGCACCATCGGAACATTCGCGCCAGCAGCACCAGTAGCAGCAAGCAGTACGGTAGAGATCAGTCCACTAATCACCTTGCACTCCTTCCACGGATGTCACGCCCATCATGCGGAACATATACACCCGAGGTTCAGCGACAGCAGCGGGATACTTCTTCAAGTACCTCTCCGCTACCGTCTTAGATTCAAACGGCCCATGTGAAGTGACAGCCACACCGGGTTGATTCAGTATAACGCACCACCACTCACGGTCGATGAGCTTGTCCCACGCTAGAGACAGAACATCCTTAGCCATGACACCCACGTCCTCATGCTCAGCCTCAAGCAACGCAACCATCGCGTCGATCTCGGCCTTACGCGGTCGCACGTTCACGCTCCTGCGGAAAATACCTAGCGATAGGATCTTCAAGCAGGATATTCAAGCGTCTACGCTCAGTCGAACGCTCAGTTGGGGACATGCCGGCCCAGAAACCACCAGAGTTACCCTCATGATGCAGCGACCACTCACGGCACTCGGCCAGCATGTCACACCTAGCGCACGCCTCACGGAGAATCTCAATACCCACATAGGGGCGAGACACACCTTGTGGTGAGGCGCAGAACATCTCGGGACCGATCTCCGTGCAGGGTTCGTTACCCTTGAAGTCCGGATACCTCACTTCACACCTCTCTCAGTCATCTCTAGGTCCAAGCAAGACAAGCCACAGAAATGCAACCCGTCATAACGTACCCACGTATCGGGAACCATGCCATGAAACAGTTCCTGCTTCCAATCACAATGATCACAGATAACCATTTCCTTTATCATGCCTTCACCCTCTCTCTCAACGCCTCAATAGCATCATCATCATAGCCCAGATACTCAATAGCAGTGGCAGCATAGTCCATACTGCCGGCATCAGCATACGGATACGGTCGCGGGTCGAAGTTACGGAACTCGCACCACCGTAGATACATGACACGTGCCATGAGGGCCGTGACTGCCTGTGTTTCCATGTCGTTGCTCATTACTTGCCCATTCTTTCTAGTAGTTGTATCGCTAAGCGTGCCTGTTGTGGAACCACACCATTACCCAGCATCTTTAGCTCCTTAGTTGGTGTCAAGTCGTGACCAGTCACCCAACCCTCGGGCAAACCCATCATGAACTCAACAAACACCGGATTTAGACGCTCTTTACCACGTGATTCTACGACAGGAATGGGTGCGGTTCGTCCGATGATGCGTTCCCATCGACTGATTGCACCTTCGTACTTACCGAAGTCCAATCGTACTTGGCCGGCATCAGTGCCATGCCCAAGTTCGGGCCGTACCTGTCCAAGTTCTGCTGATTCTCGTTGTTCGTTGCCTTCGGTGTAGGCAGCAGACTGATTGCTTCCTGAGTGAGACTCGCCCCGTGACCGTTGCCGTTCCGATGCTTCGCTTTCTGCGTTTCCTTCCACGCTTCCCACTCGTCGGGAGTCTTGTTGTTCCCCATGTCCACCACTGTCGGTGTGGGTAGCAGGCTCAACGCCACGTTCGGAAGAGACTGATAAGACGTTCCCGTCTGCGGCAATCCCCGAGAGTTGTCTGCCATTGGTGTCGGCAGTAGCGAGATTGCTTCCTCCAGTCGCGACTTGTAGCCACGATCCTGCACCATGCGAAGAGTCAAATCCATCGGGTCGTTCATCGCTCCCGTTGCTCTCGCTGTAGGCAGCAATGAATACTCGTGCTCGCTGATGTGGAGCTCCGGCATCCGATGCTCGGACAACACCCCACCTTGCACCGTACCCCAGTTCGGCAATTTCCCCGAGAACTTCACGGAGTCCGAGAGTAACGTGTCCTCTAACGTTCTCCAGTAGGACAAGTCGTGGTCGAAGTACGCTAATTCCCTCACGAATGTACGGCCATAGGTGTCGCTCATCATTCTCTCCCTTACGTAAACCTGCATGGCTAAATGGTTGGCACGGATAGCCACCCGTCATCACATCCACGGGTGCGACCGTAGCCCAGTCAATCTTCTTGATGTCACCCAGGTTAGGTGCATCGTGGTGTGCGCTGAGTACCTTGCACGCTGCCGGCTCGATCTCTGAGTACCATGCGAGATCACCTCCGACTGCCATGTCTAGGCCACCGTATCCCGTGAACAGGGAACCTACTCTCATCCTTCTTCCTCCATTCCACAGTCATGAACACCGGCCCACCATGCGTCCCACTCTACGTCCTCATCACATGCGTGACACCGAACGTAATCGGCAAGCGTGCCTCTCAGTTTCTTCATACCGTTATCTCTCTCGGGTTAGTCCACTTGATCTCTGCGTCCTGAAGGTACAACTTGTGGTCAATGCCCACGTAGTGTCGCCACATTGCACCATCCTCACCACGCCACTCAACGAATGAACCAGGCCTAACGAACGGAGCTACAGCGGCAAGGAACAGGTGCTCGTCACCGATCTTGCAATCGTAGGTCAGTAGTCGCACGTTGGAGAACTCTTCGTCACCATCCTTGTAATGGTGCGTCTCGAAACCCAACTGCTCAAAGATTGGGTTGATGGATTCGTGATGAGTCCATGGCAGATTCATCCAAGCGAACCAGCGTTCCTCTCCCCCATCTCCACCCAACATGCCGCCACCCTTGAGATCGTCACGCTCATCCAGTGCGATGAGTGCGGCAAGCACAGCCGGCGTATCGGGAATGGTGAAGTCTGCATCGTGCAGTGTTACGTAGTATCCCATTGTCTTACTCTCCCTCTGTTAGTTCGTCTCTACAGTCAGCGCACATACGCAAACCGTCATGCTCTTCCAACTTGCGCCAGTTTACTACAGCCCAGCACCTTTCACACTCAAGTTCATCCGGCTCATCTCTCTCCATCCAATCTTCCCTCATCGCTTGCCCCTCTCAATGTATGCAGTCAGCACGACCCACATTTCTTCGCGCCCATAGACCGTGGCGACCAGTTTCCACGGCTCTTCCCATCGGTACAGTTCGCCAGTCACGCCAACGTTAGATACCTCAATGTCGAAATGCTCATTGAATCCACCGTGGCAGGTTACCTGTACGAATCCTTTGCCGGCCTCAAATATCCAGGTCAGGAACGGGTCAGCGTCTAGTGTTTCGATGTGTGATTCGTCAATGATGTTCACTGTCTTACCTCTCTCTGTTGGTTTGTCTTGCGCCAACCATACAGGAATCGAACCTGTCTGTCACCCGACAACCAGTCGGCTATGGTCAGGCCAACGAGAACAATCTAGAACAATCCCGTTGGCAAGTCTTTGTTTTCCTACATCCCCTCAATGTATCCAGCGAAACCGATGATAGCCACGATGCCAGTGATGATCAAGCCGGCACGACCGTAACCTAGCACGTTGAGCATCCATCGCTCACCTTTATCCGTCAAGATGACGGGATTTTTCTTGCTCATTCCTACTCCTCACACTCGTGGCCGTAGCTCAGTTCATCCCATGTGAGGCGCGTCATGCAGTCGGCGCATGTAACGTGGGACAGTTCTGCCGTACTGTTGGCGATGATGTTCTGTAGAAGTGAATCCATTTCCTTGCCTCTCTCTAGTTGGTCTCTCTGAAATCTAGCGTACTCTCGCAATTCTTACAGGTCAAGTCCGGCAGCCATGCCCTACTTAGTTCCTCTCCGTAGCAGTATCCGCAACACCATGCGATCATGGCCTAGCCCAATCGGCCGGCAAGAATCCACCAGTCTTTAGCCATTCATCCAATGCCTCGAATGCTTCGGCTAGTTCCGTGATGTCTGTCTCTTCGTCCCATACGATAGCGTTCACGCTCTTTCGGATAATTTCTAGTGTCTTGTTCGGGTCCATCGTCTTACCTCTCTCTAGTCGGTTACTGCCCAGTTATCAAACAGTTCCAGCACTTGCTCACTCAACTCAGGGCATTCGACCCAGCGCGTGACCGGTTCACAGTACCAGGTCACCTCAACGGTAGCGGAGTGACCGTCAAACTCTACCCAAATATTCGGGCCACCAAATCCCAGCAGGAGATTCACGCTACGTAGAGCCTTATCGCTACTGTAGGTGCGGCGAACGTCTAACGCACCTTCCAACCAGTCCATGACATCTCCCTCAAAGTTGCGGAGATTCTCAATGACTGCTTCGGCCTGTTCGGTTGCTGATTCTGTGCTCATTGTCTTACCTCTCTCTAGATTCCGTAGAACTTCTTCAAGCAAGGGCCACAGTAGCAGTCCCCAGGGTTAGCGTCAAAGACTTCCCCACAATATACGCATTCGGTCCGGCCGCCATCCAATAATAGCATGAGCTGAGCATCGGTCATCATCACTCATCACCACCATTCTCCAACCATTCGCCGGCGCACTCATCAGAGCAAACCCGTGCCCAGTACGTCCCTCCCATGCGGGGAACAAACGTTGCCTCGGGGTCCATCTCGTGAACTTCCTTGTCACAATTCCAGCAAGTATCCATGACTAACCTCTCTCTACTTCGGACCAAATCCATGAACCAGCACCCACACCGTACAACATGCCACCAGCGTGCCACGTTGTCGGAATCGCGCCACCTTCCTCCACGCTATCCCACCCATACAGGTTGATAACCGATAGGGCCACTTCTGCCGTGAAGTACGGCAATGCCCACCCATTCCATGTTTCGGAACCAATCATGCACGGAATTTCCGGCCCATCCTCGATCTGCACAAATCCGGCGCGCATCACCACTCCTCAACCGTGTTAGCGGAGTCAATCCACGACAGAGCAGAATCACGAAAGTCAAACTCTGCCGCCTCATCCTTCGCCCATGCGAAAGTGAAGCAGTCAATCTCTCGGCCCGACTCATCAAACACGTTCGCCGTATGCGAACCAACGCGCCAACGGATTTTGATATCGCGCTCTCCGTTGGTCACCTTGGCCACGATTAGCGACTCCGAATCAGTCTCAATGCCGAACCATTCCGAAACAGTAAACATGTCTTGCCTCTCTCTCGTGTCGGTAGGCTTTCCACCCCGTCACCTAGGGACGCACGCTACAACGCACGCCCCTAGGATCAGGCTAGAAAGTCTGTCACACTCTCTCTCTTGCCCTCCCGCCACGCGGTCAGGCTCCCCTCCTACCCATTTATGGTCCTCCCCTAACTATCGCTCACCCTTGCGGGGTCGTCGCGGGTCGTCGCTAGGTTGCGCTCATTGTCAAGGGCGGCAGCCACGCCACCCACCAGACAGGGCATAGGTTCTATTTAGTCACTCTCAGGCAGTCACTCCACTCTCAGGAGATCAGTCGTAGATATTCGGCGCGCCCCTATGTGTCGTCCCCTTGCATCTGCCCCTTAGGAATGGCTAAATCCCCATGGCGAGTATCTGCCCTCATTGCGGGAGAGGCCCCCCGCGAGTGCAACGTAATGCGCAAGTTAGTCCCATAGCGGTATCCGCTACGCGCTGCCCAATGTGTAGTTATCAAGTGAAGCCCAATCGGGCGAGGGGGAGGGGCTCGCGCCCCGCCGTCCTGCCGACATGTCAAAGACTGCCCGACGACGCGCCAAACGTCAAGCCCATTTCCATAACGATTTCATAACGGCGTTACATGTAACAATGTAACAGGCTCCCTCACAATCGTGTAACGCGGGAGGGTTGGACCAATCCCCCACGGAAGGGGGTTAGGCCCTCAGCGTGGCTTACAGGGCCGCTAGTGAACCCTTTCACAAGCACCCCAAGGGGGCCGGGTTACCCGTCAGTAACATAATAGACAAACATTCCAAAGCTCTGTGGATATCCAATAATAGGACATCCAACTAATCGGATGCCGGCAAATCGGACATCAGAATATCGGAAATCAAATAGTAGGACATCCAACAATCCCAAGGTCACCAATCGGACGCACACATATAGGGAACCCGATAGTCTCCTTTCCTACATACGCACGCGCATGTTACTCGTGAGTAAGTTACTGGCCAGTAGCTTAGGGTATCCTTACCCGATATTCCCTACAGGATTAGTATACAAAGGCAGGGGACAAATGTCCCCCCCCTCCCTACCCCACCATCCCTACCGACTTAGTAGGAAAGGCCCGCGCGACCGTACCAGTACCCCTACCACTTGACCCGGGTGTTTGTGTTTTAGGGGTCCCTATAGTCGTTATAATAGTATATCTGTAATCTTGTTTACTATTCTGGGCCTCCTGCTGTGGTGTCCTGTATTGTCCTATTTTAGTACGGTTATGGATGTGATGTGTACCACTTTTGAAAGATTTTACATAAAAAAGTGTCACAGTTTAGTTATTTTGACACGGATATATAGTTGTAGGGTTCGCCCCGTTGGGGCTCACTAGGGGCGGAGCCTACGGGGGTCGTACTGTACGGAACTTTTTGTGGAGTACGGTACGGCACGGTTACTGTACGGAGCCTTTGGCGGAGTACGGTACGGATACTTGCTTTGCTTCGCCGGGACCATAGCTGTGCCCCTTGCTGGGGCCTCTATTTGACCCCTTCTGCACTCTGGCTACGCCGAGGCTATTGCGGGGTTCTGGTGTACGGTACGCCACGGCTTTGACCCGCACCGTGGCTACTAGGGTGGCCGAGGCTTTGACCCCACCTCGCGATTGCGGGTACTTGTGGACAACTACTTACTGATGGGAACGCCGTGGCTGAGAAGAAGACGGTCAAGATTACTGGCGTGAAGCATACTGTGAAGAAGGTTGGCAAGAAGGTTGTTGTCGATCATGCTGGTTCTAGTGGTAAGAAGTGGGACAAGATTAATCTCACTGAGAAGGCTGGCGCTAAGACCGTGAAGCAGGGTGTTGCGGCTAGCAGGAAGTATCACAAGACTGAACCGCACAAGAAGGGCAAGTAATCATGGCGGCTCCTGGTCGTAAGGCTAACGAGCCGCTGGTCGAGATTAAGCAGCGGTTTCTGAAAGAGATTTCTGCGGGTTCTACCGTCAAGGATGCCCTCATTAAGGTGGGCCGGCATCAGACGGCGTATGAGCGGTGGCGTAGGGATGATGCCGAGTTCCTGTCGGCAGTGACCCGTATACGCAACATGCAGCAGCTTGGCTCTTCGGAGCGTGGCGAGGAGATGTCCTTTCCGGAGTTCTCAGAGAAGTATCTTGGTGCGCGTGTTTTCCCGCATATGCAGAATGTGGTGGATCTAATCGAGGGCAATGAGCCTTCTTGGAGACACCCAGCAATGACTTGGCTGCCGGGTGAACGCGACCTGGTTATGGTGAATATGCCACCCGAGCACGCCAAAACCACTTCCATCACGATCAACTACGTAACGTATCGTATTGCGATGGACCCCAATATCCGCGTGATCTTGATTTCTAAGACTGCGGAGATGGCGAAGAAGATGCTGTACGCGATCAAGACGCGACTTACGCATCCCCGCTATCAGGAGATGATTAACGCCTATGGCCCTCCGGGCGGCTTCGATAAGGAGTCTGAGGCGTGGAATCAGAACATGATCTACATATCGGACAATGCACGCGATTCGGGTGAAAAAGACCCAACGGTACAAGCTCTGGGTATTCGTGGGCACGTATACGGTGCCCGTGCTGATCTGATCATCATGGATGACTGCGTGGATATGACCAATGCCCACGAGTATGACAAGCAGATTCACTGGCTGCAGTCGGAAGTTATCTCCCGTATTAGTGCCTCGGGCACGATGCTGGTGGTAGGTACCCGCCTGTCCAGTAAGGATCTGTATTCTGAACTTCATGACCCGTCTCGGTACCCCGATGATGAGTCTCCCTGGTCGTACCTGGCTATGCCAGCGGTACTAGAGTTCAATGACCGGGTTGAGGATTGGGTTACCCTCTGGCCTCGTTCTAACCAGCCTGAAGCTGGGGCTAAGGGCGAGGCTCTAGAGCCTGATGAAGATGGATGGTTCCCGAAGTGGGACGGTGTTCGTCTATCTAAGAAGCGTAAGCGCGTGTCGCCTAGGGCTTGGGCCATGGTGTACATGCAGCAGCAGGTTGCTGACGATGCAGTATTCCACCCTGATGCCGTGCGTGCCGCTATTAACGGTAACCGTATGGCCGGCATTATGC